ATTCGATCTTGCCGTAATTGTCTTTGTAACCGTTCATTATCACACCCTACATCAGCACTGTTGGTTCTTCGCCTTCGCCTTCAGCGACCATGATTGTGGTCTCAGACAGAGGAACATCACCGCCAACCATGCGTGTGGCAGCTATAACTTCATTAATTCGTGACATTATCTCCGATGCACGGTTTAGGGCTTGCTCTGGGTCAGTTAGACTGCCTTCGGGGCCACTAAATTCAGCCATGATGGTCTTTGCAAGATCGACCTGACGCTGTTTGTCGGCTTCACTCGCGTCAAACTCCATACGGTCACGCGCCATCTGCATGTCGGCCTGTATCTTCATGCTTGGGTCTGCGTCCGGCTTCTGCGCTTCGTATTCTTTTAAGGACATTTCGCGTTCCTTTAGCGCAATTTCCTTTTCAGCCATCATCATGTCGGCTTGCTTGGAAGACGATTCCAGTTCCATCTTGGCTTGCTCAAGCTGCGCCTTCTGCTGCAACTCTTGTGCTTTAAGGGCAGCGTTCTGCTGGTCCATCTGCATTTTCATCTGCGCTTCTTGTGCGGCAGCAGCTTGCTCTTGTTGGGCTGCTTGCTGTTCAGCCTGTTGCGCGGCCTGTTGCTGTTGTTGCGCCGCCTCATCTCCGCCGCCCTGTTGATCTTCGCCGATCATATCCAGAGCATCTTCGACTTCACGGCCCATCTTAAATCGACGCACTGCTGATATTAACATCGACTTTGCAGCTTCCAGCGGCAGATAACCAGCAGCAACCGCCGGGCCAGCATTGCCAATGAAAGTGGAAACACCCTGGAGTAATCCCGTCATAGCCTCTTGGTCAGCCGCCTGATTACCAGAGACAGTCGCGTCAGTTTCAATATCGACACGGTAAGAGCGTTGCTTGTCGTCGCGCAATACTTGCAAACATTCTTCCCAAGTGGGTTTGTCTAGAACTTCCTGCAACATCCCTGGAATGGGTTGCTGCTGCTGCGCCATCCTCTGAGCTTGCTGTTGCGCCTGCATCTTCTCTTCTTGGCTTGGCAGCTTAACGTCAGTCATCATGGCGATGCTGTCGGGTTGGAACTGCTCTGAGATAATCTCTGCCGCTATGCGGATCAGATCGCGGGCATAGCGTTGGACGTCGCGGCTCATGTCGTCCAGGCGCATCGTGCCAAATTGCACTTTGAGTTGCTGTGCGCCTAAAGTCTCCGACGATGACGACGAACCTCTCATAATGTCGGCAATGCCGGTTATTTCATAGATTGTCTTCTTTATTTGCTCTCTCTGGTTGTATAGGTCTCCTAGGACGCCCGCAATCCGTTCAATCGGCCACATCCAGATGGCGTTCCCAAGGCCGCCAGACTGCATCAGAGGCAACACATCCTGCGCCGGGATCATCATGTTTTCACCGGCATCCATCAGGTTCGACATCTCTGTGATGGTGCTGTCGTAAATGCCACGCACCTTACAGGCTGCTATGATCCCGCTAATCCGACGCGTGATGTTGTCTAGTTCGTCGGCTTGGTCCTTGTAGAACCGGAATGGCTCGACGGGGACAAGGCTGTCAGTGTTCTCAGTCGCGTAGATGGGACGCGGCGTCGGAAAGAAGTTGCTTAATTGCAACGGGTCTGGATCGACCTTCAGGGGCCGCTCTTTCAGGCTTTTGGATATGAATATCACTTCCTTGTCGCGGTGTGACCATATCTCCCAGACTGTAGCGCGTTTAAACGTATCGGCTACAGCGTCGCCGTCTTTGTCTTCCATGCCGATTGGTGAGTAATCCAGCGTAACCTCGTCGCCAATCTTCTCACCGAATTTGGACCGCAGGTCGTCGCGGGTCATCAAATGCCGAAAGGCGATCCACTCGACCTCCTCCCAGATGCGACCTGGGCCATGGCGAAAGTCAGCCCAGTTGATATGCTCAAACTTGACCTCTTCGCCTTTCAGGTCGTCGTACATTCCGCCTTCGTCGTCGGGTTCCTCCGCGAACACCGGGTCATAGCGTACCCGTGTGACGCCGCGACCACATAGTTGCTGGTCTTTGACAGCCATTCTCATGTAGCGATCGAAGTTGCACTCGTCCATCGTGTAAGACAACGCGCGTTCCAGAACGTCAGATATCTCTTTGCCGATGGGGTCAGCGTCACGGTAGCGCCGACGCACGTCAGGCTTGGGAGACTGATTGTATAACGCCGGACAGATGGTCTGAATGTTGGAGTACAGGATATTGTATCGGTTTGCGCCGCCATAGCGCCCGCCCTGAGACGACTTGGACTTCTCGTCGCGGTATCGAGCGGCCACGTCCTTTGCGCGGGATCGCCAGCTTGCCTCGACCTTATCGCTCAGGTCTAGCTCTGAAATCCACCGCGCAACAACGCCGGGTGCGCCTTTACCTGCATCCTCTGGCGTGACCAGGGTGCCTTCTTCAGACTGATATGAATTATCCTGCATAGCCGCCCTTCTTCTTGGGTTTCCCGTTGGTTGTGCCCATCAACGCGGCAACCATGCCACTATTATTTGGTTTCTTTGGCTTCATAGTCTTATTCATAATGCCCTCTATTGCAATAATGGCATGAATTCAAGAATAATTGCAACTTAATCGTATTGGTGACGACGTTTGCCCACTAAGTCAATTAGGTCGTTCATTGTCATGGTCGAGCTACTGCCGATGCTTAGTGTGGGGTTCTGGACGGGGGCCTTCCTCTTAACCGGCTCCTTCCATACCCATGCCAGGTAGCGCAGCGTGTCGGCGAAGTGGTTCGTCCAGTCATGGACAGGGGTATCGGTAAACGTCTTGGTTTTGTCGTTCCATGCCCGCTGAAACTGTCCTATGGCGCTTATGAAGTGGTCCTGGCGTTCGTCTATCCATAGGCGCGGGAATAGCTGCCTGACCGCCATGATACCTTGCTGCTCAGTATTCCGGTTTTGCAATATCGTGACGTTCTCAAGGCCATGGTCCTTTGTCATCTGCTCATATACTGACCGCCCAGCCGCCGCCAGTGTCTTGGCCTGGGCGTCATGGGGTAGCCAGTGTCGGGCGTACTCATAGGGCTTGCCGCGTATCACGCCCGCGTAGTGCGCCAAGTCCTTTCCGCTGGCGTGATAGCTATCGATGATCCTCACTTCGCCCGCCAGCACTTGAACGAATAGAATTGCGGTGTCGTCGGTGTATCCGATATCCCATACCGTAGTCACGGGTAGCGTGTCGTCATAGTCTATACGGCATATGCGATTGTCGGCCCGTGCCGCCGCTAGTTCGCTTCCGTAATAGCTACCTAAGATTGCCGCCTCAAAACTGCACATGTACTCCTGATCGAATTGGGCATTCCCGAATGCATCGCCGTATAAAGCGACGTATTCTTGCCGTATCTTTACCAGTTCATCAGCGTCGAATGCCCCGGTGTCGGTTACCGTTGATATCTCAGCGAACCAATCGGGATCATTCTTGAACTGATTGTACATCGTATGCGCATGGTTCTTACCGCGCGGCGTCGTAATGAACGCCGCCCAGCCGTTGTTTTCTCTTAGCATAGGGCTGATATATCCCCAGCTTGCCGGGTTGCATAGCGCCCATTCGGAGAACGTCACGCCCGCCACGCCAGCACCGACGAGACTGTTATACCTGTCGCTCCCAATTACTTGCCATGTGGAGCCATTCACAAACTTTATCATCATTGCCTGCTCGTCTTTACCGGCCCTAATGATTTCCGGGAATGCCTCGTCTATGCGACGCTTGCCAGTGTGAGGATTAACCGCCGTCCATAATGAGCGTCTACCTTGTTCATATTCGGGTAGCGCATGCCAGTACGTTGCTGGGCGTGTCATTGCCGCGACGGCTGCGCGGTGCAGCAAAACGTCGTCCTTCCCCCACCTGCGATGCGCAATGGTGATGCTTCGACGCCCGCCCCTTTCAAGGTAGTCCCACAAGGGCCGCTGGCTTTCACGCGGCTTCCAATTATTCGGTATCCTGGCGACTACCATACCCGTTAATCGTCGCTATATCGGATGATCTCGATTTTAGTCAACCCATTGTTTTCGTTGATGTTCCTGTTGATGTCTAGGCCATACAATTTGGCAATCTGGACCGTTGCGGTAACAGCAGTTGCGGTTTGATCTAGTTGGCGCGCACGGTCGCGATCATGTTCCAATTCAGCCGCCAAACTTTCAATCGTTATTTCGGTTTTAAGCCGATGCTTTTCATGGAATTTCTCGACACCTTTACGCACCTTGGCAATAGTTAACATTCGCGAAGCGCAGGATTCCGCGGATTTTGGCGCGTATCCAGCAGAAATGGCAGCTTGTTTGCCGTTCCCAGATGCAGCGTATTCGCGAACAAAAGCCGATTGTTTTGCCGTTAGATTTTTGCTCATTCCCTTGGGTTCCCCTGATAATCTAGTCGATTAAATATAACCGCTCGCCAATTAAATCAAATTATTTTTCACTATTATTATATAAAGTGGTTTACATACGTGAACAAATGAATTAGTCTCTGAATTATCAAAACAACACACAAACAAGGGAACACAAACTATGATCATCAAAGTCGAAATTAAAAACAACTTTGGAAACGAAGCAATTTACCCAGCCTGCAAACAAGCCCAGTTATTCGCACAAATAGCAGGGACAAAGACTTTGACCCGCGACACCATCGCCAAAATCAAAGCTCTTGGATATCAAATCCAGCAAAATTT